ATGAAGGATAGTTGTGTTCAGAAACTAATATAAGGACTCTACGGGGAAAACAAACCCTTCCCACGGGGAACAGTTTTACGCCATGTTCAGGACGGAGGGGCCTTTTAATGTCATGCCCAGGACATTGGCCAAACCTATTTTAGCCACGTTTGCGAATTTGATTTTTGGTTTGTTCTAGCGTCCACGGCACATCGCCCTCGCCCAGATCCATACGGGCAATGGCCATCTCCGCAAGCGCTTCAGCCTCCAAGTCATCCTCATCCTGATCCCGCAGCAAATCATCAGTTTCCTCCAGAAGATCTTGAATCTCCTGCATAGCAACATAATGTTCAGCCATGGAATCATAATAAAAGTCAGTACGCTTATCACGCCGGCCCCCTACCTCAATAAAGCTACGAGACGCCTCTCGCTGGGCACGCTCCTTGGCGCGCAAAACACGCTCTTTTTCGCGTGCCTCGCGATTAGCTCGCTTCTCCAGATTAGGAGGGGGGACACCTGGTTGAGATAACTTCTGGTCTAGAGGACGATCAAGGGAGGCCAAAACAGCCTTAACTGAATGAGGGACGGCTGCTGCCTTCACAACCACCTCGGGCTCACGGATGACACTTGACTGAGCGAAGACAGGCAACGCCCATTCCTCCTCCGTCTCTTCCTCCTCATCCATCTCCGCCCAACTCCGCTTCTTTTCCTCAGCCGCCAACAACTTCTTAGCCTTTTTGGTCAAGGCTGGCACAGGATTAGGAACCGAGAGCTTCTCATCACCGCTAAATAAGCGAACAATCGTTTCCTGCAAAGGAAACGGCAAGATCTCTCCACTCCCAAACACCATGAGGGCATAAGCCAACGCCCTATCAGGCTCATAGCCCATAGCATCTAACTGCAATGCTGGCATCTTGCTCTCAATAGTGCTCCAATACTCATGAACTGTCATCCCAACGCTACCATCAGGACGAGTGAGCCGCTGAAGAAGACCCAGAAGGGTACCCCGCAACTGCTCATAATGCATCTTCATGAGACTATAATAATCCGTGTCCAAACCAAGGCCTTGAATAGTGTATGCAACACACCTAATCAAATGAAGCCCCATAACTGCCAACGTGCGAGGAACAACCTTGGACTCCAACTGATACACGTCGACATTAAACAAAAATCTAACCAACAAACGATGGTACTCGGGGAGAGCAGAAGGACCCCAAGGAAACCGTGTTAACCTCTGACCTAACAACGGCAGTTTCGTGACAAATTGTCCATCAAAATCATCATGAAAATCCAATTCACGAGTAGACTCCTTCACTATAAAACCATAGCGAGCAAGGACATTCTCATACAGAACTTTGCGCTCATGCGCATCCTTCTCATCGGCCACATCATCCCAGAGGGACCGGAACGCACCACCCAACCTGAACTTCTCGAACTCGGGCTCAACCATCGTAGGGATATGTTCATTATGGTACTCACTGCTAGCCACAGCTAGAATACCTGCAATAGTGAGGGTTTCCACCTCAGTCACACCATTGCCTCCTGTCATAATCCCCCCACGCCTAGTCCAACAAGCTCCCTTAGGGCCAACAACACGAGCCTCATTCATCGTGTCGCGCCAAAAATCTGCTACCAACAAGGCTCCCTCATTACCGGGAGCCAAGTTCGCGGCCACATCCCATTTTATACGTTGCGTGGCTGCTGTATTAGTCAACTTATTACAGCACTGATCCATAGCTGTGATATCAAACGCCAATAAGCCAAACTTTCCATTAAGCATACGAAAAGCAGCATACTGGTCATCACCGAACCCCGTGTAAAAAGAAGCACCAGGATTGAGGGTCTGCAACCGCTCAACCAGCATCTTCCCCCCGGGTCGTCGTCCAACCCAGGAAAAACCAAAGAGAAGAGCCGAAGCAGGATTATCAACAAAGCGATCAGCTACAAATTTCTTCCAGTAGCTTAAAAGAGGACCCACTAGGAGCCTGTAAACCACAGGCCCGACATGGTAGCTCCTAACCTTACTCAAACGCTTTGATGCCTCCCGCACCTCTTCCTTCGTCTTTAACATGAAAGTGCCTAAAGTAGGATCCTCAGAAAGAGCCCTATAGGCGCTACCCTGATGCGTATGACTACGAGTACGATACTCAGCAGTCAAATCCACATACAGGGCTGAAGCACGAGCTTTAGAGCTGTCAGCCAACATCGGAGTAATCTTTGAGAGGGTAGGTGCAGTGAGCCCAGGCCCAGCTCTCATATTGAGGGTATAGTATGAATCCTGTTCATACAATGCCTCAGCTAAAGAAAACTTACGCTCAACATCCCTTTTAACAGGGATGAAGAGATAGCTGGCAACAGCTAGTTTTTGCGCTTCTTTCATATCATACACAGGGGCGCGAATAACGTTATCATTCACCTTACCCCAAGTGGCCAAGATGGCCGCCATATTACCATTGCTAATTATACTCTCCTTAGCTTCCATCACGGCAGCAGTAACAGCCATGGTAAGTTTATCGGAACCCTGTGCCAAAACCAACAACTGGTTAGCACGAGCGGTATCATAGGGTCTGCTGGTAAAAGACAGCCCCGGAGTGTACACCTTCTTATCATCACGCTTATAGCGCCATCGATCCTGCGTCTCATTCCAGACATTCACTGTATTCTGACGCATATATTGGACTCGTCCTTTCATGGATATGTTTTTAAGACCATCGAGGATATCTTTGGCAGCAGGAACTTTAAGTTCCTGTCCCGGTACCTTGAAACCCTCAGGGGCCGTAAAACGGTCTTCAGACCGACCTGATCTTTTTCGCTCCTCCCTCATAAACTCCAACTGGCTGAGCACCTGAGCATAATGCTCAGGGTCAGCCACAGCCATCCTCTTCAGTGCCAACTCAGCACTTTGAAATCCGACTCCTTGTAATTGCGCATAGAGATTTGCATTTGATCCTAGTGACATACTGATAATACTTGACGAATTTTGCAGCCTTAGCTCGCTGTGAGCAAGAAAAACAATTTAAACAATGAAATAAAATAATAAATAATAATATTCGAGCTGGTTTAGATGTGCCATCTGCCCTTAAGCTCCGTTGTCTCTTCTAAAAACATGGAATCAATTTTACTGCGCAAATGTTCGCGCAAGTCTTTCGGATCATTATCTAAAAATCCCGCAAAAGCGCCCAAATGACGTAGGCGAAGGCCCCCCGTCCTAGGACCTCCAGCATACGCTGCTGGGCGTGTAACTTGCTCTCCAACCATCTGGGGACGCCCAGAAAGAGTAGAAATATCTTTGACTCCACGCATAGTTTCCATAGCGACGCCAAGATCACCTGGTACGCCGAAACAAGAACGAGCATCATAAAAAGTGTTCTTTGTGTCCAAAGGGAGTGCCTCATAATGGCGGACTATCTCATAATTGATATTGGGTGCTGAATTTAAGCTACCC